CACATTTGAACCTTCTAAATCGTCAGATGCGTCCTGTGTTGCTGTGCCGTATTTACGGTCAATGGTTACGTAGGTTTCCCAATCACCTTGAAACGATCCGCCCTCCCAGATTTTCTTGTCGTTGAACCAAATCTGTTCGTAGCTTTCTATCTCGTGACTAGCAAAAACGATGGCTAAATGTAGGTATTTGTTGTCGTCGCCTGAATGAGAGATAAATACAACTTGACCGCCAACACGCATTTGACCATATACGATTTTTCTACTGCCAGCGGGTTCACGCGTCGTCTGGGTGATGCCCTTCATCTGTGCGCCAATGTTGGGCTTGGGTGCCAGCGCGCGAGAAACCATCGAAAGGCCAGCGCCAATAGCAAAAGCGCCAAAAGCGGCCTTCCAGCCAATTAAAAACTTGCCTGCCGTAATCATTGCTGATCCGACAGATACTAATCCTGCAATGGCAGAAACAGCCATTTTTTACCTCAGAACTAAAGAGTAAACGCGCTCGATTTCCTCGAAATTCAATCGCTCAAGGATTGCGTCGAAGGGCTGATGCGCTTTGGTGTTGACGTGTAGTTTGGTAATGCCTTCTGCCGCCAGCGAGTCGATAGCAAACTTGATCAGCTTCACGCCTGTTAAGCCTTTGCGAGCCGCCTTGGTCAAAAAGATAATATCGTTGTTTGCAAAGAGGTGGTCACGGTAGTGCAGTGACTTGCTTACGATTACGACAAAGTAACCCATCAGCTTGTCATCTTTGCGTGCTGTGTAGATTCGTAACCCGTTGACGTTATCGAGTCGTGCGTAGCCTTTCCAGTCAGGATTTAGCTTGATAATTTCTTTGTTCAGGGCAATCTCTTTCCAATGCTCCTCAAGCAATGGCTCGATTTCGTGCCTTACCCTCGCCAAGTTTTCTAGTGCAAAATCCATTCCTTAGTCTCCTATGGTAAGAACTCAGGGTTGCGAATACCTCTGCCACCATCACCACTGTCGCCGCCACTGCTGACCTGACTGCGGCCCCACACAATTTCTTTCTCTGCCATCTCTGCGACAAACTCTAGCCCCTCGTCATTAGGGTAGTCGATCTTTTGGTCTTCGGCGGTGTAGCGACGGATGCGTGTGCGCTCAAACTCGATCAGCCGATTCTCCACTGCTATCTGTATCGTAGCAGTCTCAGAAGAATCGTTAATAACCATTGTATCCATGAAGCCGCTAAACACGGTTACAGGGGCGCTGATAACCCCGTTGCTAGAATCCATAGCCCCTAGCAATACTTTTAACTCACGACCCTGATAGTCTTCGTCACGCGCCTTAGAAAGTAGTGGGTCAGTGATGCCTGACAGAGTTACGGTAATGCCGTTGGCTTGTAGCTCTGATGACTCTGCAATTTCGCCAATAGCAAGAAGCGTGCCTGCGCCGACGTAATCAGTACCGCTAACCGTTAGCGTCCCGATGCCGTTCCACAAGTTCAGGTCGCCCGAGTCGAATGCACATTCCACCAGAATGATAGGGCGCACTAGGTCGGCGGTAACTGCCGTTTGCATGCTCGATGTTAATGACCTGCTCATATAGCCTCAACACAAGAAAAAGTGAAACCGTACAGACTAGCCTGATTGATACTCCATCCGATTTCATTAGAGGCCAGCCGCCACGTTCCTTTTGGTAGGGTAAAGTCGAGCGGCGCACTAGATGCCGCAACCCGAAGCGGTGGCATGATATCAATAGACGATGAACTATTTACTTCAGTAATAATGTAAAGCGCAGTGCCAATCTCAAAGTAATCACCAGCAACAGCGCCCGTAAACGAGCCTGTTATCGTGGTGGCGTTTACAGCGCCTGTGCCTGTCCCTGTAGCGGTCGTATTGTGCAAAGGGTTGCCAAGGCTAAAGGTATTCGCCTGACCCCTTAAACCCGCAAAGAAAGCCTCTAACTGCTTGGCGTCTGCCCGCTTCATCGGCGGTAAAGTCACCTCTGCTTCCCAGCGAACACCCTGATGCTGATAAACCTGCTGGTCAAAGGTAAAAGGCGACTGACTGACTGCCGTTGCAGAGCGCAACCGCATGGTCATTGATTGTATGCCTACATTAGGAAACGCCGCCATTATGCACCCACCATTGCCTTACTAAAGCCGCCACCACGTAGTCTAGCATCAGCGACCGCTGACTTGGCCGCATTGCTAATTTGTGGCAGTAGGTTAGCAATCTCAGCACGTACGGTTTGCTGTACGCCTGTTGTTACGTTGATGTGCTGTACGACTGTCACACCACCACCGCCTAGTGCGTTGTTAGGCATCACTGTACCTCCGCCTGACGGCACAAATAACTCAGGGCCGCGCTCGCCTACAACGTAGGGCTGTCCGCCTGTAACAGGCCCGCCATTAGCTCGGAAGCCAAGTGCCTTACCAATAGAGCCGAGCAAGCCGCCTCCACTACCACCTTCCCCCGTAAGTGCGTCAAACAATGGCTTTGTAATCTGGTATTGAATAAACATTTTTAGCAGAGAATCTACGACTGTTTTAGCCAAACCTTTCATCGCATCGCCGAAATTCTTAGCTCCTGTGACTGCTGACATAAACGAATCAGTAAACGCACCCTCAAAACTAAGAGCGGCTTTTTGTGCATCTGCGTCAAAATCGTAAATCTGTGCGCGAGCGGCATTGAGGCTAGTCGAAAATGCTTCAAATGCACTGGGTGTTGTAGTGCCTGTGGCATTATCTAGCTCGCCCATTGACTCTACTGTACTGCCTATCTGTTCTTTGACGCCCTCTAATATGTTTACCAGCCCAGCGCCAAAGTTACTTCCTTGTATTAGGTCAACCTTGCCAGCTTTGAGCGCCTCCATAAGGAGCTGTCGTAGTGCTGTTCTTTCCGCGTTTAAATCTTCAAGTCGTTTTTTAGCATTTCTTTTTTGACGGTTATTGCCGTTTTCTAGCAAATTTTGCTGGAATTTAATTTTGTCACTGATGTCTGTAATCCGCACTGCTAGTTGTTCAGCAGATTTTTGATCGTCTGGTGTGAACAAACCCGTCAATCGTGACTTAACAATTAGCAACTCATTGGCAGTCGCTATCAGTCCACTAATTAAACTTTGAAAGCCTTTTACCGCTTTGATAATGCCTTCGATCATGTCAACCGCGAGCGCCTTAGCAAACCCCTGCACGCCCTCTTCGGTATCGTCAAAACTCGACAAAACTTTCTGAGTCATCAAGTCGGCAAGTGCCGCAATCGCAGGTGCCATAGCCGCGACTACTTGTTTGACCACGCCGCCGAATAGTGACTGCATCCTAAACAGCGCGTCATTAGCGTCTTCTACGCCTTTTGCCGCACCCGAGGACATAACGACACCAAGCGCCCGTGCCTCGCCCAGCATCTCTGACAAGCCCTCACGCCCTTGTCCTAGCGTATTTACTAACGCCGCACCCTCTGAGTCGAACAGCTTAAAGGCTAGTCGTAGGCGATCTGACTCATTACTGACGCCCTGAAACGCATCGGCAAGCACCAACATGCGCTCATCTAATGGCATTTGCACAAGCTCACGTGCATTGATGCCAAGCTCACGAATAGCCCCTTTTGCCTCGCCCGTACCCATAGCGGCTTCAGCCGTTCGACGGGTAAAGCGTTGAAGCGCCATATTCATTGTTTGGGTTTCGACGCCTGTCAGCTTGCCCGCATACTGCAAGGCACTTAGCGCTTCTGTAGTTGTGCCTATCTTGGCCGCAGTTTTTGCAAGCTGATCTGTTGCGTTAAGCGACGACCTAACAAGTAAGCCAACACCTGCCGCGCCCGCAGTCAAAGCGAGTGCGCTACGCATGTTAAGCACACCAGCGCTTACGCTTTTGAAAGAGGTGGTTATCCCTGCAAAGGCTTTTTTGGTTTTATCTAAAGCCTTTATTCGGATTAGTAGTGGAGGTATTGCCGCCATTATCAGACTCGCTAATTATCTTGAAGTAAGCGAGCCACTCGAAAAACTCTGTGACCGAAATCTGCTCGACTTCTTCGATGGTCTTGTGTAACCGATCAGCCAAGGAAATTAAATTCATCCGAGACTGATCGGCCCTCAGTTTTTTTCTAAGTCCTCCACGGACTCTATCGTGCCAAACATCTGATTGGCAATTTCAGAGATTACAGTTGTCTCTTCTGCCATCAATTCGACGCGATCATCATACGCTGTAAAAATACGCTCGCCATCTTCGCCTGACGCCTTCATAACAATCAGGTCAACCATGCTGGCAATGCTTGGATTTACCAGCACATCAGGGTGCTTTTTCTGCAACGCGTTGAGGTCTGCACAAGTAATAGGGCGGCAATAAAGCACGAACGGATTGCCTTCTTCGTCCGCCCACTCTTTTACAGCTATCGTCCGCGCACTGATTTCTCGTCGCTTACGAAGCTCTTTTGCAAGGCTCATTAGTTACTAGTCTCACTAATTGTGCCGTGTACCTGTATCTCAAACGTTGCTTCAACAGCGCCATCAAACGCGGCTGTAACTGTACGTGAGGTAACGATACCTTCGCCTGAAATCGTCTTGCCCGCTGACAAGCCTTGTGGCGACAACTCCCAGTCAATAGTAGCGTTCGGCGTCAATGTCGAGTGTGTTGTGTCTGCCGCGTCGAAGTAAGCCTCGACTGATAATGTAGCAGTAGTCAGACTGGGCATGTATTGACGTTCATCATCGCCCATTACAGTTTTTTCGATTGTGTCTGCTGTCTGGCTAAAATCGAATGATCGAACCTGACCGACTGCCGCTGTAGTTTCTGAACCATCATCAAGCGCCGATGCAACAATTTTGACGACGCCATCTGTCCCTTTTGTAATAGCCATTTAGATTTTCTCCATTACGCGTCACCGCGTGTGTAAAAGTAATTGACTCGAACGGTAACAATGACGCCGCCGATCGGGTCTATTGTACCATCATCCACCTCAACGCTCACAATTTGCGTGTCTAGCGCATGGCCGCCACGACTTCTATCTTCGTCGAGTTTTTCATCTACTGCTTCAATGATTTGATTTCGCGCAGTATCAATGTTCTTGTGTTTTACAAAGCAAAACAGCTCATAGTCCAACGTGCCTTGCCTGCTCGTTGCTGACCCCCCTAGCGTAACGTCTTCTCGTGCTTCATTTGCGGTGCGCACAAGAATTGCAGGAAATTGCGCGTTAGATAGCTTGTCGATGTCGAACGGCTCGCGTGTTACTTTCTTAACCTTTGGCGTTGTGATCAACTTGAGTTGTGCAACTAAGTTGTCAGCAATGTTTTCCCTAACGCTCATTTGGAAAGCCTCCTAAAATACACGGCGGCAATCCTGTTTCTTTCTCTACTGCTCAGATCAAAAAACTGGCGCGTGCGATTATTAAACGCCGCTTTCTTGTTGTTTTCGCCACCACGAAAATAAATGACGGCGTCATTGCCTTGTCGCTTTTGCGACATGCTACCAAGCATACGGCCAGTAAAAGACAGCGTAACAGGGTACACGTTGCGGCCTTTAGCCTGCCGCCTTTCTGCGTAGGCTTTACTGTAGCGAGCGAAGCGACTGCCATTAACGTCATAGCCAGCCTCAGTCCGCTTCAAAATAATATTGATCGCAGTGTCTGCCGCCGCTGTTAGCGCGTGCTTTTCGTTTCCCTTAACGAAACCGAGCGCCGCCTGTAGGCGCTTCTTAAAATCAGCAGGACTTAAGGTGACACTAAACTGCATTATCTATCTAGCCGATTCAGAGCTACAGGCTCTTTCTCTTTGTCGGTAACGGTGCCGTCGTTGTCTGCGTCGTACTCGACACCATCTTGAAATACTGCGTCTAACTCCTCGCCATAACGTGCCTTGTAGAAGTCAATCATCTGCAAAAAGCGGTCGTCATCGACCCAGTTAGTTAGCTGTGGCAATGCGTACTTCCACAATACCAGGTAGGCGCTTGCGCGTGTCCACTGTGTTTCAGTTAGATAGCTCGCGTCCATCTCGCCAGCGATGCCTTTGCGGTGCCACCAGCGGTTGCGAATCTCACGTTCGACGTCAGCCTGTGCCTTCGCGTGTTCAGCGGTAAAAGCTGGAATGCCGAGGTCAAAGATGTCAGGGACAATCGCTTCTAAATCGTCATCAGTGCTAAATGCCATTTCGTCACCATTTTACCTTTGCCGCCCAGTACACTGGATCGAGTGGGGTAGCGTTGCGTAGGTTTTTCTCGTGTCTTGCGTACCAAGCCGCTCGCATTGCCTTGTCGCGGGCTGACTCACCGTCTCGTGGTGGGTAAGTCTTCGCGCCTTGAGCGCCGAACCTAATCAGCTTGATTACGCCTTTGTAGCGAGCCAATACCGCATGCGACTTTGAGGGGTGACGTGACGTTCGCTTTGCCACGTTGTAGTCCTCAAACCTTTCGCCTCGATAAGTGACTGCCATAGAAACCTCAGAGTAAAGCGGCCCCGAAGGGCCGCGTACATCTTAGAGAGTAGCGTCAAAGAACATCTCAACACCGTAGCTGTCATCAAGCTCGCCAACACCGTATACGGCAGTAGCGTTAAGCTCGAATGCACGGTTAGATGCGTCGCGCTCTGTCTCAAGGTTAAAGTCACGCTTCATAGCAATGCACATTGACTCAGGTGCAAATACTGCGCCCTTCGCGTCGCCGTTGCCGTCAACAGTGATGTTTGCTGACTGGTAAACGTCGATGCCAGCGATAGAGCCTACAAAGCCGTTGCGCATTGCTTCGTTCTGTAGGTCGCCACCGTTGGGGTTAGCAAAGGTGTTAGTCAGGTTAGCTGACAACTGATAGGCGTGATAAGGGTGAACAACAGCCGCGAGTGAGCCACGTACCTTAGCATTGCGAAGAGTTGCCGCCGCCTTAAACAGGTCTGCAACAGTAATTTCCTGAGCCGCCGCACCGAGAGACGAGGAGAAACCATCAAACAACGCGATGATGTCCTTGTCCATCTTAGTAGCGATAGAGTTACCGAGTACAGTGCCAAGCTCCTGTGCAGGGTTGCCAGCGCCCATTGCCGCCATGTCAGTGAGCAATACCTGCGCACCAACTTCGCCAACAGATACAGTAACACCAGACGTGCTGACAGTAGTAGAAGACATATCAGTGCCTTCAGTCAGGTCAGCCGCAGTAACTGCTGGGTACTTTGGTACTTGGATAGTAGTACCAGCTACGTTTCCGATGTCATAACGCGTAATTAGACCCAAGAGCAATGATTGCTCCTCGGCCTCGAAACGCGCGGCCATGATGATATTGCTGAATAAATCGTCGAGAGTTGAACTAGTAGTAGCCGCCATGATTAAAGTCTCCTAAGTTAGCGGTTTTATTTCTTAGCTAACCGCATAGCACGATAAGCCTCACGCCCACCGTTATCCCAGTTAGCCTCCATATCTACCGCCGACATAGGTTTCGACGTGGAACCACCTACCGCTGTCTGCGAGCCAGCGCCACCAGCGGACGCCTTTACGAAGTGCGGGTTTGTTGACAAGAAATCACCGACAAGCTCATTAACGCTTAACGGGTCGCCGCTGTCGTTGTATCGTGGTGTCCCGTTCGCATCTACAACTTCTGCTGTGCCGTCTTCAGACAGCCGAACCGAACCACGTAGCAACTGACCAACCTGCTCTGCCGATACTGCGTTGTTCCTACTCGCCGCCGTGAGCAAAGCTCCATCGACTAACTGGCTTTCGAGACGTTGCTTGTACGTCATAATTTCTAAGTCTTTCTTTTCGACGGTCTGCTTTAGAATCGACTCGAACTCTCCCCGCTCTTTCTGCTTCTCAATTTCAGCCTCTTGCTGACGTTGTAGAAGTGATTTAGCTTCGTCGAGGTCGATACCGTCTAGCTTTTTCTCATACTGTCGCTTTGTGCGAGCAACACGGTCAGCCACTATGCGGTCTAACTCTTCTTGCGTGAACGTCTTTAAGTCCTGAACTTCTGGTGTTTCCACTGCGGCTTCAGTTACCGCGTCTGCCATGATTTCATCGCTCATGTTACGAATCCTCTTTCGAGTAGGTTAATTATATCACTTACCGCGCTTCTTCTTCTTTTTCTTTTTTTTGTGGTCTGTATGGTATGGCATAGTTTACTCCCAATATCCCCTAAAATGATGACGGCAGTTATAACCGCCTCGCACGTTCAACGGATTACCGTCAATTTTCCCAGCCCAATCGCCAGACCACGCCTCTTCTATCTCTTCAAGTGTCATCACTTTGCCGACATGCTTGTCGCAATGATCACGCGTGACTTCATCGTCAGGGCCATAATACAAAAACTTTTCTGCTCCAGCGTCGAGCGACATTTGTGTATTAAGCACTGCGTCAAATTGCATTAAGCTATCATGCAGGGCGGTCTTTGCAAACCGACCCAAACTAACGTCAACCGATGTTTGTATAGCGGCTACGCCCTCAGCGAAGGTCGCAGTGGTCAAACTATTTTCATAAACCTGACGCGCTACTGTCTCAACAAACTCTCGCCCTAATGACTCGAAGCCCTGATAAGCCATGGTTTGCAGTTGCCCTACTACTGCCGCGTCAAGCCTTGCAAAGGGGGCATACTCTGCCAGCATGTCCCGTAGCTCTTCAGCGATCGGGCCGTACTCTCGTATCATTAAGTCGATTGGCTCTAAAAACTCATCGCGCACTATGCGCTCCAAGTCCGCGCGTATTCCTAAAGCCCATGCTACATCAAATAGTCTGCCATCCTGTAAAGGCGCACCTGCTAACAACTGAGTCAGCGCCTCTAATAGCGAAGCATTAATATCACCTAGCCGCTCTACCTGACTATCGGCTGTCGATATAACGCGACGTAAATGCTCCTTATCCGTCGGCATCTGTCAGCGTTTGAATCGGCTCAACTAACTGGTCGCCGCCAGCAATCTCATCAAGGCCAATCTTCTCGCGCACCTCATTAGGCGTCACTAGGCCGCTGTCGATGTGGTACTTGTAAATCTGCGTCTCTTTAGCAAAGTCACCGACCGCTGTAGTTGCCTCTTCAATCTCGCCGTGCGCCTGTGCCAATACGTTGTCGTCAAGTACGAGGTCAGCGATCTTCTTGTCAATCTCACGAAGCAAGGTGACAGACTTAACGCCGCTGGCTCGCGTCTGCTGTAGAAAGCGAAGCTCAGAATCGTAGTCACGAATGTCGAAGCTATCAGGGTAGTCAATCTCTACCTCATGCAACGGATGACCCTGCCACGTACACCACAATTGCCATAGCTGTTCCTCTGCAAGCTCTAAGATGTCAGCTTTCTCCGACAGCTTTGCGTTCAGCATCTGGAATTCTGTCTGCATAGCCACGCCTGACTGCGTGATTGCCTCTGTGCCGCGCACTGCGCCCATGTGGGCCATGCGGTTGATCGACTCAATTTTGTCCTCGATAGAGGCGCGTATGGCGTCTAGGTTAGCGCCAGAGGGTTGCATCTGATACGGCTTTAGCCCTGCGTCAATGTCATCGCTAATGTTGATGACTGCGCCCGCACCTGCACTAGCGTCAGTGTCGTAGGTCTTAACCAGGGTCGGGTGGTTAGAGATGCGGATCAGTTGTTCGATTTCCGATAGCTCTTGATAGATAGCTTGTTGCATGTAGGCAATGTCAGATATGTCGCTGATACCAATACCCCGAACCACTGAGCGGTTAGACGGTAGGTGTACTGCGGGTATCTTGCCGATAGGGTTGTCGATAGTCTCGATAACGTTAGCCTCGTCACCGTGGTAGCGCACTAACTGTATCGTCTCACGCGTCCAGATACGGAAATACGTTTCAGTCGTTGTGCCGTCAATGCGGTTTACCGACTCCCTAACCTTCATGTAGGTCAGTTCATGGCGACCGCTAGGCATTCGCTCATATTTCCAGTCGTAAACATTCTCAGGTGTGATTAGCGTGACGTATGGACGAATCTCCTGCGCCAGCTCCTCTGCGCGTGTGCCTGCTGTGGACTGCGGCTTATCAAGCATAATCCAGACATGACCGTACACACTCGACCATATCTGCGCCTCACGCATAAAGCTGTTGAAGCTCTGCCCGTCGAGGTTGCTGTCCTTCAGAAATGCCTCAAGATCGGCACTGCCTTCCATCTGCTGATAGTTACGAGTAGGCGGTACGCGCCACAAGAACGAAGAGTAAACATGCACGACGTTACGGCAGTGATTGTCTAGCGGGGTTAGTGCTAGGCGTCTGCTGTAAGCGTTCTTGTCTTCGTTGAGGTAGCTAGTCAGATATGAGCCGTCGCGGTAGTCCTGCCCACCCATATAGCTTCTCAGGTAAAACTCCCAGCGGGCAATATTGTTTTCGTAATCGGGGTGCTGGTATTCAATGTCTTCGTAATACATTTACGTCCACCTCTGCGGTGCCATTGGCTGATGCGCCTTTCTGATTGGGAATAAATACTCAACCGCATAGCCAAGCGCGTCGTTCATGTGATCGAAGCCGTCCTTCTCGGGCTGACTGGTGCCTTCCTTGTAGGTATGGCGTTCCAAAGACTCGATCACCTTCTTGCACTTAGGGTCAACGTATAACCGCCGCTGTCCATCTTTCGATAGTAGACGACTGTTTACCGCGTTAATTCTGTCTCGTACTGCCGCATGTGAGTTTCGGACGCGTACCTCAAAACCCGCGTTCTGCAATATAGACAGGTCTGTCCTGCCACCTGCGCTAGTTTTACGTTGCCGACTCGCAGGGTCAGGGTATATCACTATTGTACCATTTCCGTAGCGTTCGCGAAGCTCTTCAACCATCTCATCGGTATTGGAGCCAAACATCACTATCTCGTCGAAGATATGGAGCGAGTCGCCCTTGCGCGTCATAAGGACGGCAGACATCGGGTCGAGGTTAAAGTCCATCCCTACGTGGATAACTGAGCGGTCGCCATCGTGTCGCTTTACTGACTCTTCTCGCTTAAATCCGTAGTAGATGATGCCGCTGTAGTTGACGAATTGGGCTTCGTATTCTTGCTGGAAGGTTCGTGTGTCCAAGTCCGCCTTAGCTGACTCAATTTCTTCTGGTGGGACATTGCCCCCTTCAATCGTTGTGTATTGATACGAATGCCACCCGTCATCGTTGTCTACTCCTTTGCCATACAAATCATAAAAGTGATTCCTGCCGCGTGGCGTACCGATGAATAGCGCCGACCCTTGTTGATGTCTGCCAGATAGCGAAGGTCGTATTACCTCAAACCATGCCTCTGGTCGCATGTCGCCGAACTCATCTAGCACAACAAAGTCTACGGCTCGCCCTCGTAAGTTGTCAGGCTTCTCGGCACCTTTAAGCGAGATGCTTGAGCCATTCTTGAAGTTGATAGTCAGGGCTGTCTCATTCGTCCTCTCAATGTACTCACGCGGTATCTGGCTAGTCAGCATGTCCCACGCAATTTCCTTAGCCGCCTTGTAAGTAGGAGCCACATACCATACGTTTTGGTCAGGCTTCGCTAATGCGCGGTTGAGTAGCTCTGCTGTGCTAAGAAACGTCTTGCCGAAACGCCTGCCAGCTACGACAACACGGAAGCGGTCAGGACAGGTAAAAATGTCAGACTGTGGTGGTGTCAGTTGCATTAGTTAGCTGGATAACAACTGGCGGCAGGTCAGTGATTTCGCTCTGCTCTTCCTTCATGTCTGGGAGGTACTTGTTGAGTAGTCTGATGCGTTGCTCGTTAGCAATCTTCAACTGCTGTAGGCGCTTGTCGAAGTGTTGGTCAGTCTCGGGGTCTAGCTGTTCGATTTTCTCAATGTTGTCAAAGACATAATCAAGGCGACCCCGCTCAGCTAAATAAGCCCTTAGTTCGTCTTGTCGAATGCCTCGCTCACGCTGTTGTCTAGTCTTCGCCATAGTCTAAAGGTGACGGTATACCTTCGGCCCAATAGAGGCCATATGTTTGCCCGTCTCTCACTTCTCCGCGTTTGATGTCTTGGTCTGACATGGGGAAAGTCTCCACTGCGCCGTCATCGAATGCGACTAAGTAGCTACCTTCGTGCCTTGGCATACTGCCCTGTTCTACGGGCCGCCAATCTATTGTTACTGTCTGCAACATATAGTGTCCCCCGCCGCATATTATACCAATATATGCCAAAAGGGTGCGGACAATAAATAACGCCTATTTATTTGGGGCAAAAAAAAGCCCGCATCAGCGGGCAATCAGTGACGGGAAAGGAAGCAAACAAAAAAGCCCGTCAAGGTCTGCTACGGATCGTAGCGGATAATTTCAAGTGGCGGCTCATCGTTAGTCTTTAGCTTAACCACTCTGTAGTCTGATAGCACGGCCATGTCCTCCTGATGCCGTGTTGCCATTGCTTGCGCGGCTTGTATGGCTATGACCCAGTTTTCTAGCTCTTCGTCATTCACCCGTACAAACCTGCTGATAAAGTTTTCGCCAGTCGGGATATCCGTCTCTGCCATTTGTCTTCCCCCAAAGATCAACCATTTCACAGTACTCTTGTTCTACCACAAGCGCGTCCTCGTAGTCACCCTGCCCTGCTATTCCGAACGCCGTGAAAATCAAGATGACTGCTATGAGTGCTAGCGCCATCGCATCCGTCGATAATTGCTTCATACAAAACCCTCACTTTCTCGTTATTGCGCAACTTGTTTAAAGCCGCTGTTTCGATTTGCTTTACCCGCTGACGTGAGATGCCCATCTCTGCGGCTACCTCTGTTAGTGTCATTTGCTCTGAAAACTTGCTCATTTGCCCCCCAGCAAAAAGGCCGCTTATGCGGCCCGTTGTGCAATTACTGATTGAAGCTCTGCAACTTCTTGTTGAGCATTGCTGATAAAACGCTGTTTAGTCTCAATTGTCTGAGCATACGCCTTTAGAGCCTTGTGGCTGTAACCACGACGACGCTCGATCTTACGAGCAAAATACTTGCAGTCAGATTGCAGTAGCTGAATGTAAGATTGCTCGCGCTTAAGTGCGTCGATCAAAACCTCGGTGGAAAATTCGTTGTAGTTAAAATCTGTCATAGCGTTGATTCCTTATATCAGTGACTATGGGTACTAATCTACTAGCTACTTTTATCTCTTGCAAGCACTTTTTTATCTAGTTAGGTAAATAATATGGGGGAAAAGGTGCAATGTGACAATCGTGACATTTTTAATCACCCGTAATAACGGGCAATCTCAGCGACGAATTGGTCTTCGTTGGGGTGACGTGACAGGCGCTTCAGGTATTCCTCTTCGCCTATGCCCTTGTCTCTACCCAGTCGATTGAGTAGCTCTGTGATTTTGTCGGTCACGACAATGTGATGCCGCTCGCCGAAATACTGCCGTTGGCTCTGTACACACATGACAACATCCTCCTGTTGCCCTGCTATTATAACATACAGGCAACTAGTTATACGAAACGATAACGTGGTCGGGGTTCTGCTCTTTCTTGCGGACTTCTTCGCGGTAGTGCTTGGCTATCTCATCCCGCACGGCTTTGTTGTCTTTCATAAACCCACGCGCTTTCTCGCGCAATATGTCCATGTGGCCTTCGCCTAGATACTCGTTGCAGAAATCAGCGAACATAATTGGCGACTCGGTGAACAAGCGGTGGCAGGTGTAACAGCCAGTCAACAAATTGTCTAAAGAGTAGCGAATTACCTTATTTCTGCGGCCATAAATGTGCATGGCCTGATTCGTCTCTGTGTTGCCACATCTCACACAAGCACCGTCACGTAGGCGTACCGCTTTACTGCACCAAATGTCCGCGTTTGTTCTTTTGATCGCCATAGTAAGTCTCTTTGGTAAATCGGCGCTCGCGCAGTATGGCCTTTTCCCAGTTGCCACACTCGCAAAACCAGCCCCGCAGTGTGCCGTTGTCGCCTGTGAATTGCGGCTCCATTGCCTTAGAGCAATCAGTGCATTTCACGGTCGAGCCGCCAGTCATCAATAGTTGTGAGAAGCGCCGCGAGCCATGACGTTGTAAAAGACTCAATATCGACATCTATCGTTATTCCCTCGGGACATGCTACGTCTATGTAAACGTCAGTCATGTCATCATTGCGCGTATTGGTTGTTGCCGCTGTTATTGCGTCCACCCTGCAAACGACTTGCCCGCCATCGGGTAATGGCATTGAGATAATGGGCATTTTTTCTATCACTGTAGCGCCTCGATACCGACCTTGAAGCGACTGAACTCGCCATGCTCCTTGTCTAATACTACACAACTAATCGACCGCTGTGACCCATAGCCGCTTGCTGAATGCCATGCGTCTGGTGGTGGCAGGACGCTCCAGCTTTCCCACGTTAGCCCGCCTAGCTCTTCTGCCTGCTTATGGTGAATGTGACCTGTCCATGCGAAACGGTATTTAGTGCGGCCCCACTGCTCCGCATAGTCGCGTGTGATTGCCTCGTACAGTTGTCTAGTGCGTATCTTGTCGCCGTGGTGCGTGACTACGAAGTTGTTGCCCCACTCGAAGTGTATGAACTTGTTGAAGTTGTCAAACACCTTAACCCGCTTGTCTTTCTCGTAGTACATGCGGAGCATCTCGTTCAGCCATAGGGATGCGTCAGGGTCGTGATTGCCGCGAGCGTTGATTAGCCATACCTCATCGTACTGCTGAAGCATGCGGGTCACGATAATCTGGAATAGATTGCCTGCGGCACGTATTGTCTTGCCCTGCCTGCCCTCAACATCTAAGGGCGTCCCTGAACCCGTGTCACCTTTTAGCGAATTAGCGTGAATCAGATCGCCTACGTTGAGCAGTACGCCGACAGAGCAATCGCCTGTGCTTTCTAGTAGCTTATCGACGCCTTTAATGAGCGTGTCTTGTGCTATTTGCAAGTCCCAGGGGTCACTACCTGTCTCGGGACTCCACGCCAGCATGCCAAGGTGATGGTCGCCAACAATGGTCACAGCCATGCGGTCTTTTTGCTTTTTGGCTTTGCTCTTCTTGACAGGCTTCGCAAGTCCTTTTAACTCGTCTTTCAAGCCGTCTTTGAAGTGTTCTAACGCAACTTGTAGCGCATGCTCTTTGTCTGACTGGCTTTTGACCCACTGCGCAACGGGCTTGCCGTCGGTGTATAGAGTCGAGACACCCTTGACTGTAAAGCCATCAGGGACAGGGTGTGTGTAGTCGTGTTCTGGACTATAACCCTGCTTGGCGGCGTAACCTTTAACCGT